ACATCTACGATCTTAAAACCTTGGGTCCCGACGGCAAGCCTTATGACATGCTCGACAAAGCTCACCCCGAGACCATCGTCGTTTCCAAATCTTACGATGCAGTTAATGGAATAGTCGAAAACCTCAAGGAACGCTCCTCGATCATGAACATGATTGCTCGGAAGGCTCCGCGAATTCAAATGACCAACGAGAGATACGTTAAAGCCGTCGAAGATCTTATTCAAGAGACATTGAAGGTTTCGATGCTTCTTGATTCGAAGGGCTACGCCAGCCTCTCTAAACAAGCTCTAATATGTACCGAAAATCTGGTCAAAGAAGCCGACGGAACTACTTCCAATATCATCGCCGGAACTGCTGGGGTTGCCGCTACCGCTCTTGGTTTTGCAGTCTCGAGCACCGTCGGACTCATCGTCGCCCCACTCGCTCTTGCCGGAGCACTTCTCTGGATCTCTCAGCACCCAATGTCAGCCGGATTTCGATCCGATCTCGAAAAAGCAATTTCGGAATGTGATGAGGCTATCAACGGATGGGCAAGCGGTCAAAAAGGATTGTCGACGGTTATGAATCCCGTCATTTCTAAAATGAAAGAAATTCTCAGCGATGTTGATCATTTCTATTCTAGAGTCGACATCATCAAATCTGATATTTTGGAGATTAAGCTAGAAACTAATCCCAAAGCAAAAGAAAAAGCTCTCTATAATTTCAATGCCAGATACCTCAAATCTGGACAAGATCAAGATATGAAACTTCTTTCTAAAAGAATTCAAGACAATACCTCGGCTCTTATTACAGCTCTTCCCGATATTCTAATTGAACTTAAAGAAGCTCCTAAAAAATATCATGAGAACTGGGGAGACGAGACTGGTCTTTGGGGCTCGATCGGTCGTCTCTGGTTTACCCCGACCGGAACCGATGTCGAAGACGCGATAACTGCTCTTCAACTTGTTCAAGATGGTTTTGCAGAACTTAATGGATATATGAATAGTTTCCTTGCAAGTATGACCGAGATTTCCAGCAGGATGCCAAGCTCTTTTAGCAAGGGCACTACATCTCCAACCGAAGATCCGAAGAAGATTAAAAAAGATCCATTCTCTCTCGATCTATCCGGAGACGTTCAAAAATCCAATAAAATAAACAAAGATAAAGATCGCCCCGATTGGCTCTAAAATGAAGAAAAATTCGGATCTTCTCAACGACATGGCGACGACCTGGGATTTTGAAACCCCCATTCAATTCGTCGTTCCCGCGGAAGATCGAGATTTTTCTCGACCAAGGGAACCTTTCAACATAAACAGACTTCCCGTTGACTTTGCCGCAGCTGACGACTCTCAAAAACCATCTCCCCTCGTCAAACAGGTTCAACAATATCTTTCCTCTCATCCGTTGGGAGTTGCTTATTCAGGTGGAATAAACGGGATTTATTCCCCAGAGGTTTCTATTGCTCTGATGAATTTGCAAGGGCTAGCTGCCCAAAAACTACCAAACGCGCCATACGTTGCTCTTTTTGATGACAAAGGACCTAAGGCTGACGGACTCAACAAACTCGTTACTCTCATCAAAGAAAACAAATCAAATTCCGGTTCAACCTCCGATCAAAATCAAACCATCTCTGATTTTGAAAAGATGTTCAACCTTCAGGTAACCGGAAAAATTTCTCAAAATCTCATCTCAAAAATCGAAGAAATAGAATCTCAAATATCAAAAAAACTTGGCGAATCTGCTTCCGGAAAGATTTTAGACAAGGCAAATAATTCATTTTTAACATCACCTTCCGATGTTCAAAAAGCCCTTTCTTTGCTGGATAAATCGCAAACAAAATCATCTTCAAAAAATGATAGATTCGACGCCTTGCTTAAAATTTCGAATATTTTTTGATCCTCTTCGCATATTTAGATATTGGTTTGACAAGAATCGGATTTCGTGATTCGTCAAATGATAAGACAAGATGCAAGATGACGAAATCAAATCAGAGCGCTTGACAGCGCATGTAACCCTTTCAAACAAATTTTTAGGAAAATAAAATGGCTCTTAAACCACTTCATCACCAACAAACCTGCCTCTCCTGGGACTGCCTCGACGCCGATCTTACCGCTCTCAAAGGCGGAGAGATTCTGGGTCTGACCTACGTTACCGGTCAGCAATTCTCGGGTACCGATAAAGCAGCTGCCGACGTTGCCGATGGTTACGTCTCCGATGCTCGTCACACTCGCCCCGCTGTTACAAAATCTCTAGTTTCCGGCATGCGCCCTCTCTTCCTCTGCGACGACGGACAAGCTGGCTACGGCACTCTCTTCGGAACAGTCGTCGGTGGAGCAACCGGTCAGATCGTTTCTGGCGGATCGGTTCTGGGTCCTCACTCAGCTTATGGCTCAGCCAAAATTTCTTGCTGGCAGGAAATTGGACTCTACGAGGTTACTCTCGATGCCGTCGATCAGACTGCAACGACCGGCTTTGCTCAAACCAACCCTACCCTCGCCGGAAATGCAGCTTGCTATGCTACTGCCAACGGCATCCTAACTCCCAACGTTTCGCTCGCCTTCGAGTCCCTCGTCGTCGGTCGTTTCATCGAGTTTACCAACGGTGGATCGAGAGTCTCAACTCCCGCCTCGCTGGTTGGTGCCGGGCTCCTGACCTTCTCACGAATGCTCTTCCACTTCGCTATCGAGACCTGATGAATTGCGAAGCTTGCCAAGATTTATCTTGATTGGCTTCGCATCATTACCTTTCCTTTCTGGCTTGATTGCTAGAAAGGAAAGCCCGACGGAATTGAAATGAAATCTCAATTCCCATAAAGACTTGGCTCACTACGTGGGCTAACATAGCAAGCCGTCAGGTCTGATATTCAGCTGGCGAACCAAACCAAATAAAAAGGAATTTTCATGCATAAAGAGTTATTCAACTCACGCGGAGAAATCAATGCTTCGAGCGTCCAAGAGGCATTCGAGCTAATCTCCAAATACGCCGCGGTTGCGCAGGATGGTCTGCCCTCCAACTTCTCACTTTCAAACTCGATGTCCGATGACCGACGTGACGAGCTGATTTCGCGCGCTCTGAATACACAAGAGGGAAAAATTTCTCTTGCGCAGTCAATGGCAAACCCTAAAGGATTATCAGCTAATCACTGATCGCCTTTCGTTATAAACGAATGGGGTTTTTAAATTTGGCTAAATGCTGGAAGTTCTGAAAGCTCAAATTACTTAACAAACTATAGACTAAGCACCGAGGCTAGTCTCCCAAAACGGGTTAAGTAAAAATGTTTGAGATGATACAGATAATCAGCAGGAAAGATAGACATGATAGACAACGAAATCGAAATCGTACGACTTTATCAAAACGGACATGATATAAGAAAAATTGCTGAAATGATAGGCAAATCTTATGAAAGTATCAGACAAGTTTTAATACGAAATAAAGTACGGTGGAGAAAAAAGTTTATAAATGAACTAAGCCAGCAAGAAGTTGATAAAATACTAGAAGGTTTTGATAATGGAAAATCAATTGCAAAAATTGCAAATGAATTTGAAATATCGGCACCGGCAATTTCTAGATTTTTGAACGATAATAATAGAGTCACAAATATTAAACAAAAAAAATATAATACTCTAAGAACAATATCAATCAACCCAAACCAAGAACAATTAATAGTTGGAACTTTGTTGGGAGATGGATGTTTATATCGGTCAGATAAAAGACATAATTATCGACTTTGTATAGGACAATGCGAAAAACAATCAGAATATTTCATATGGAAATATGAAATGTTACAACCATTTATCAATACTTATCACACAAGCATTGATAAGCGAGGTAATTCTGTTATGTTACAAGCATCCACCATAGTCCACCCACAACTAAATAAATTCGGAAATATGTTTTATCCAGAAAATGGAAAAAAGATTGTCCCCAAAAATTTAGATATGTGGTTTACTCCAATAGCCTTGACGGCTTGGATTTTGGATGACGGAAACCTAAACGCTGGTGTAAATTTGAGAATCTCAACACATGGATTCTCATACGAAGATCATTTAGAACTTCAAAGTCTATTAAAAAGAGTATTTGACGTTAGAAGTAAAATAGCTCCTTATAAATACAATAATAAGGAATATTTTTATCTAAGCGTAAATAAAGAAAATACTCTAAAAATTTCAAACATAATTAGACCTTTTACGGTCGAATGTATGAAATATAAATTAATGTCTATATCCTCAGAGACTACATGCCAAACTCCCGAAGGGGATGAAGATATAGTCCGACCCACAATGGAAATTGTGGAACCTACCGGAAACGAGTAGGTCGATAAATAAAATTATCGTAACAAATTGATTCGTACCAATCTTGATTACCACGGTATTGCTCGCCGAGCCCTCGTTGTCGATCAACTAGCTCAAGGAGCCTACCCGACATACAATCGTGACATCGACGTCTCTGCCGTCGTGGTTGCTTCGAACGGCTCGGGTCCGGAATCACGCGTCTATGGCGAAGTGATCACCGTTCCTACCTTCGAGCTCTTCTCGAATCCTACGGTTCGTATGGCGGAAGTTCGTCGCAAGCGTTTTAATATCATCGACCGCGCTGTCCAAAAGGCACGCCAAGAGATCATGGCTCAAGAAGACATGAACGTTTTCAACGCCTTCGATGTTGCCGGAACGGTTGAGAATACTGCTCAAGACATCACCGACGCCGGAATGCTGAAGCGCGACCTCGTTCTCCTCAAGAAACAGGTCGATCGTTGGGACCTCATCACCAGCAAATTCTTCATGCATATCAATGAGTTCACCGACATGCTCCTCTGGAGTTCCAGCGGTCCGTCAAACGGCGATCTCGATCCGGTTTCACAGCGCGAGCTGCTTCAAACGGGAATTCAGAGCCGCCTGTGGGGTGCTGATATTTTCGTGAGCAAGTTGGTACCGGCTGGAACGGTGTATGCCGTAGCCGATCCCGAGTTCGTAGGAGTTATGCCTATCCGTAGCGATATTGAAGTACTCCCTGCGGATGAACCCAAGAGACTGTCGTTGGGCTGGGTCGTTACTGAAGAAATTGGCATATGTTTGCCCGTGCCAAGATCTATCGCCGTTGCTCGTAAATCTACACTCCCCGGAGTCTGATCCTTTCGCCTGATCTTTAACTAGATCTCACATCGATTAAGCCGCCTTTTTGGCGGCTTTTTCTTTTTCCTCGAGCGTCTCATTCCACTCACTCTCCCACATAGAAATTACATCATATCCAGATTTTCTCAATATTTCTTCTTTTTCCAATGTTTTTTGATATAGCTCTCCATGAGTCATACCTTTTAATTTATTGAAAACGTCAGCTTTAAAACATTTAGGATCGCCATGAAAATACGAACCATGAAATTCATAAACCGTCTTTGATTCTGGCAAGTATCCATCAACAATGTAATATTTACCCTCATCAATATGAATTCTTACTTCGCGATGCTGAGGATCGTTTTGAACACCACAAGAGGTCAACCAATCATCGGCAACACGAGATTTACCACTACAATTACAAAGTTTACACCTTCCCCAACCCTTTATATGTGACGAGATCATTGGAGTAAAATCCCCATGCTCTCTACATGTAACAATTATTCTAGCAGAGCTTCTGTCTTCATTTTCGGTTCCCTCGTAAACTAATTTTTCATAGCTATAAAAACCACCATGAGCTTTAGTACACATTTCGATTACATCTTCTTGTGCAAATCTTCTTTTATTAGACATGCTTTCAATTCCACATTTCGGACAACCATCTCCATTCAAATGAAACGTATATCTTTGCATAAAGAATTCTTGATGTTTTTTGCACCAAATCTTAATTTCAATTCTTCTATTGACAATTTCAGTCACCTCATCATAGCCATAATCATCTCCATGAGTCTCTATTGCTTCGGCTTTAAACTCTTCTAGGGTATGAGGCAAACTAAAGCCGCAACAAGCCGGTCTATTTCCCTTCAAATGGCTATTAGCTTCTTGCCAAACGTAACCATGATCATGACAAAGAATTTCTACCTTGGATTTGCTATTTTTATATTCCAATCGATCATAACCATACTCACCATCGTGGACATCGGTAGCTGCTACTTTCCAAGATTCGGTAGTATAGTCCGTTCGTTCAGCAATTTTTCTAATTTCAATATTGAGCTTTTTAAATAGTGCCGTGATATATTTTCTTCCGACATTATGCTCTTCGGAAATTTTCTCCAATGACATTCCACCATGATATTTTTCAATCAACTCGGCATGAATTTCTGGAGAAATCGAATATTCTAGCTTTTTTCTCATTTGAATTCCGCGAGTCTTCAAGAGCTTCATTATTGAATTCTCATGAACTCCATATTGTTTTCCGAGGGTCGTGCAGCCTGTTCCACTTTGGTATTTTTGGATTATTTCCAATCTTTGATTTTCTGTAAGTGCCATAATTTACTTTTTACCTTATGAACAAGATCCTTGGCGGCGGAAGAAAGAAAGGAAGGAAAGGTAGCAATTTTAATCCTATTTTAATGAAATTTGGCGGAGTTTTTATTTTTTTCTCGCAGCTCGAGGTCAACCTTGCCCTCCGATTTTTTTTAACCCCCGTGCGGATAATTATTCTCCTCCGCTCGTTTAATTCTCGCCATTAGATTGCATACCTGCATGCATTCTAAGATCTCATCGGACAATCCTACTCAGTCGACAATTAACACGATATCATCGACTCTTCTTCAGGTCGATCAAGCTTGGACCAAAGCCGGTCTTCCAAAAGACGAGAACTATCCTTTATCCGGAATTCTCTATGATCTTAAATCTATCCCGGGAGCAGAGCTTTCAGAGGCAATCAATCTTCTTTTTGATCAAATGGAAAAATTAAGTTCCTTCTATCAAAAGATCGCAAAGGATCCTAAATACAAAACATTTCTCCCCCCGCTTTATTCGGTCACCCTCAAGATGCACGAACTTTATTCCAAGTTAAACGAGGCGACCAAGGAAAAATTGACTCTCGCCGAAATTCATCTTCGCTCAATTCAATTTCTCAAGCTGGCGAATTTTCTCTAAAATGATTTTGGATTTAACCTCAATTGCCAGCCTTGCCTCTCAATGGTCATCAGATTTTCTTGACCAGACCGGAGAATTTTGTCGATTGAACAAAATTTCCTATTCTGTCTCCGGAGAAAAAGAGGACCGAGAAATTGGATCCAAGGCTCGTCTGGCTTTCCTTCAATCGTTATCTTCATGCTCCAAAAATTCTTTGATCAAGGTTGCTTTTGATACTCGAAAGATCGACCAAGAGACAGAAAGAAATCCCCGGTCCAATCTTCAATTCTATCATCGATCAGACCCTTTTATCACCGAAGAAGATCAGGAAAAAATCAACGCTTTTGGGAAGTTACTAATCCCACTGAACGAAATTAAGGACTCTTTCGGAGCCACCCCCGAATATCTTTCATCCTATGCTCGGGTTCTCTACGAAAACGTCAATAACGTCCTTCGAACCAAAGATGGACAGTTGGATATTTTTCGTCCTCAAATGGAATATCTCTCCCAAATTCTCTACCTCCGGTATCGTCTTTCTCAAGAAGATCTCCAAAACAAATCAAAGGACGATCTTAAAAAAGTAATCCTTGCCAAAGACGAGACCCTTTTGAAACGAGGAATGCTTCCTCTTCCAGAGAGAACAAAAGCGTCCAGCCTTTCCATCAAAGATGGATCATCTCCATCTCCAGAAAATCTAATCGCAGCTTTATTCCAACCAAATCTAAGAAGAGATGGCGAAAAAAGTGTCGAGAGAACTATTACGATTACCATCAAAGATTCGGTTCTCGAGGCGTAAATTAGATGCCCAAAGGAACATTAGGAATTCTAGGAACAGACGGTCAGGTTGAGCAAGATACTCGAGCCGTCATCCAGGCTTACAAAACGACCAAGTTCGTGGTTAAAAATATTGCCTTGGATTACAAGACAATTAACATTTTCACCTATCCCATCGTTTCTGGGCAGACCAGGGATCTTCTCTCAATTCCATTCATCTCGGAATCTGATATTCGTTTTCATCTTTTGAAGGGAGAAATTCTTTTAAAGCTTCTTGCCAAAGAAATAATCATCGTCGAAAGCAATATCGACCTTCTTCAATTTGACTCGGCGCACAAGCAATTTTTGAAAGATAGCGGTGTTGTCATTGGTACAGAGGTAGGAGTCGATCAAATCACCAATAATCTCTATCAAACAATTTTGGACGGCTATGGTGGCGGTGGATCCTCAGGCTTTGTCGCCTATGTTGATTTTCACGAAAACATTCCATTGATCGGGACCAAAAACGGGATCAATACAATTTTTATCACCCCCAACAAATTCATCGAAGGAACATTGGAGGGATCTGATTTTGCAATTAGAATCAGATACAACGGTCGTGGACTCGATCCTTCTTTCGAATATTCCATCTCCGAATCCGGGGGTCCAGGAACAGGATACGACACCATTCAATTCTTATCGTTCATCCCAAGCAGCTTCTCCAGCCTCCTTGCGG